CCATCCTTCACTTTTAATTTTTGTGTTCCTTGAGAAATGTATATTCTACTAATAAAATCACTTGTTTTTATAGTTTCTGTGAATTCATTGCCTTGTTCTTCTGGTGCTGCTGGTGCTGGTGCTGTTTCTACTACTGGTGGTGGTGCTGCTGCTTGTGCTTCTTCTACTGCTGGTGCTGTTGGTGCTGCTGGGTTTTCTACTTCTGGTGCGGGTGGGTTTTCTACTTCTGGTGCGGGTGGGTTTTCTACTTCTGGTGCTGTTGTCTCTACCGATTCTGATTCTTGTTCTTTATTTACTTCTGGTGCTGTTGTTTGTTCTTCTGTGTCTTTTGTTGGTTCTACTTGTTCTGGGTTTTCTGCTGGCATATATATTATATAAATATATATAATATATTGAATTTTTTGTTAATATATTCTTAAATATTATTATTCTGTTGGAATTTTCCATTTTCTGTCATCTTTTTTAGCTTTTACAACTTTAGATTTACTGAAATTTTTGGCTAATTGTGTTTCACTTCTGACACATTTCATGGTTTGAATATAAGAATTAGAATTTTGTATAACTAAAAGTCCAGTTAAAAAATACCATACAAAACTGGCAATGTTATCTTTAAGAACAACAAAATTATATAAAGTTGCTAATTCTTCTTCATTAACATCACTTTTTTTTATTGAATTATTACCACCGAGTCTTTGAATAAACACATTAAAATTATCTGGAGTAATATCATTAACCATCATAGATGGGTCAGCATAAACTTTTTTTAGTAATTTATTAGTGTTATCTTTTTTTAGAATAGCAATTAAAGCATCACCAATACCTTTGCCCATTATTAATTTTCCTAATCCATTTAACATAGCATAACCAATAGTATTGGAAAAGGGAGCTTTCCATCCAGGGAATACAGTAAGTAAAGTCATCAATCCACCAAAAATAATTAAATTGGGTCCTAAAGTATAAGTTATTGTTTTGGCAAATTGAGGTTCGCCGCATTTTTTAAGAACAATTTGATAATTGGCAATGAACTGAATAGCAAATATTGTTGCTAAATAACAAGCAGTTATAATTCTGCAAGCCATAACTCCTTTGCCTTCTTTTTTATTGGCATATGTTTCACACACCATAAATTTAATGATAAAATAACCTAATGTAATTAAAGAAAAATAAATAGTAGTTTGTAATGGAGAAATCATTTATAGATAATAGGTATAAAATTTTTTGATTTTTTAGTTTTATTTATTATATGAATAGACCAATATTAACGGAACCGGGAGTATCTTATTTTTTAAAGGAAACATTAAAAAAATGTAAAATAAAAAAAGATGTAGAAATGAATAATTTAATGAATTTAGGTTTGTTAATAACATTTGTAACAATAACATGTTCATTACTTTATTATAAATTTAAAACAAGACCAACAGAAGAAGATAGAGAAAAAGTAAAAAGATTAAAAAGAGATTATTTTGTGAATAGAGTTAGACAATTAGAAAGTAAAAAGGCAAAACAGCTTCAACAATCAATAACTAATTTACCTAAATTTGAAAGTCCCTTTGAATTATTACATAAAAATTTTTATAATACTTAATATATAATGGCAGAGAAAGTGGATAGAGATGATGTAGAAAGAAAAAAATATGAAAAATTAGTAGAGAATTATTATGTAAAAAAAGGAAAATATGATAAAAAAATTCGAGATTTTAAAAAAAGTAAGAAATTTAAAATTTTATCATTAGAACAAAAAAAGGAATCTTTAGCTAATTTTAAAAGAAAAATGAGATGTGTAAATTGTAATAAACCAGGAGGTACTATATTTTCTAAGGAAGATAATCATTTAATTATGAAATGTGGTAATACAAAAGAACTATGTAACTTAAATATAGATATAAAGTGTGCAACAACAACCGATGCTCCACAAACATTAGAAGAAGCAAAGGAGAGTATAAATAGTTTGAAAAAAAAAATAACTGAGTTGAAATTAGATTTATTATTCGAATTAGATGATGAAGAAGTTATATTAAATGAATTTCAAACATATAAAGATCAGTTAGAAGGTATATTGAGTTTTGCAGTTGAATTTCAAACATATTTTGATAGAAATAATAAAAAAATACCAATAATGAATGAAGAAACTGGTGAAAATACGTATATATCAAAAAATGAATTTTTAAAAGATAAACAAAAACAATTAAATCAATTTATAAATACTTTTAAAAAAAATATTAAGGAATTTAAAGAGACAGGAGAGATTGCTATTATGAGTGATACTTTACAAATATATAAAAATGTCATAATACCATTACAAAATCAAATAAGAAATATAAAATATCAAGAGATATTTATCGAAAAAATTAATAATTCAAACGGTAAATTTACAAAAAAGGAAATGCCTATATATCACTTTACATCAGTTAAACTATCTGATGAAAATAAAATGATAAAAGCAGATGATTTTGAAATAATACAAAATGTTCAATAAAGTAAAAGATAAATTTCTCTCCAAAAATTTTTTAATGGAGTTAAAATAAATCAAAAATAATTATAATATCATTTATTTAAGAATAATATTATAGAAAGTTTGACATTCTGAAGAGTTGTATATAATTTATGATTTTTATTTGATATTTTTATTTTTTCTAATAGATTTCAACTCTTCTTTTTTTAATTTGGAGAGAAATTTATCTTTTACTTTATTAAAAAAATAAAAATAAAAATAATATGTATATGAATTTAATGAAATTAATCAATGTTCCTTTATTTATAACAAGTTTATCTATAGGATTATTTGTAGTATATATATCAATGCCACCAACTCAAGTTATATATGTTTATCCTAATCCTGATAATGAAGATAAAATTTTATTTAAAGATAAAGCAGATAATTGTTTTAAATTTGAATCGCAAGAAGTAGATTGTCCAAATGATGTATCCAAAATTCGTTCTTATCAGATACAGTAATATAATATAATTCTATTATATATGAATATTGAAAGAATATTACATGGAAAAATAGGAAAAATATTTATGTCAGTATTATTGGGATTAGGATTGGCAACTTTATTTAGAAAAGTATGCAAAAATAGAGATTGTATAGTTTTTTATGCCCCAGATATTGAAAAAATAAAAGGTCAAATTTTTAAATTTAACGATAAATGTTATACATTTAAAGAAAAAATAACAAAATGTAAACCTAATAAAAAAATAGTAGAATTTGCGTAATAATACGTAATATAGCAATATTAAGTATTATTATATGGCAACCGCTATAGCATCTTTGCCCAATGAAATTAAACCAAACAAAGTAGTTTTAGATGTTAAAGAACAAAATCAAAAAATACCCAATCCTCCACAACAAAAACCAATTCCTACAGAATTATCTCAAGATTCTATTCATCAAATTGTTCAAGGATTACAAAATGCTGGGGGAAGTACTTTGATTCCAAATAGAGAAATTTCTACAAATAATAGTCACATAACACAAGATGAAGCAGTTCAACCTAATTATGTTCCAAAAACTAATAATAATAATTATATTGAAGAAGAAAGTTCAATGGAATCACTTATACAACAGAGTAAAAATAAAAAAGTAGAACAAGATAGATTAGATATTATGTATGATGAATTACAAACTCCAGTTATGGTTATGGTTTTGTTTTTCTTTTTTCAATTACCATTTTTTCAGAAATCTCTTACTAAATATGCTCCATCATTATTTTCAAGAGATGGTAATCCCAAATTTTCCGGATTTTTTGTTAAAACTTTAATGTTTGGTGTAAGTTTTTATGCTATTACAAAAATTACGAAACAACTAAGTGAAATTTAAATTATTTTTTTAAAATAAAACGATATAAAAATGAAAATATTAAATCAGAAAGTAAAAGTAACGAAGTCATATTTATATTATTTTTTGAAAGATAAAATGATGCCAGTAGATAAAACATTCCATGTACATAACGAGTTTCATGCCAAAAAACTTTATCAGCTTGTATTTCATTATTAGAACCAGTAAAACCTTTATAAATAAAACCAAGTCCCATTAATAGTAAAATACTTCTACAAATTATATTTATTTTTGTATTTCTTTTTTTATTAAGATAAATAATTAAACAAATCAATGTTAAACGTACAGAAATACAAATAAACCATAAAGGATGAATTTTCATTTATATATATATAAATTATAGATATAAATATAATTATCTGCGTCTTTTTCTTGTTTTTTTCTTCTTCCTTTTTCTCTTCTTTTTTTTCCTTGTTTTTTTCTTTTTTCTTTTTCCTCCTCTATTAACTATAGCTCCAATATCGTATTCATCTTCAGCATCTCCCTGAATATTATCAATTGCATCATCTATTAAAATAACATCTATATCTTCATCAGGAATTCTTATACCATTGGCAGTTCTAAAACTATTACTATCAGCTGGTCCTACTTCAAGAGATATATCAACACCTTCCTCAGATGGCTGTCTTAATAGTTGAGGTCTTATTTCTCTATCATTTGCTCTTCTAAAATCAGTTAATAGTTCTGATGATTGCGAGCTAAAAGGGAGACCACTGGTAACAGATGTAGATACACCAGGTTGTTGTATAGTAGGATTAATATCTTGTAGCATAATACTATTCATTATATCAACCTGCGTGAATCCCTCTGGACGTCCAATTTGAAACCTAATGGTTTCAGCAAGTCCTCTAAAAACCGCAACTAATAACCAATACGTTAATCCTCTTATTATTCTATTACCCCCATTAATTTTTCTTGCTTCATTTTCGACCCTACTTCTCACAATAGTTATTACACTTGGATCATCATCGACTAATTCCAACATTCTTCTTCTTCGTTCTCTATTTTCAAGAGAATTTGGAACTAATTCTAACATTTTTTTTACAGCATATAATTCTAAAGCTTGCATAAATACAAAATAAACCCATAAATAATAACTGGTATTTCTAATATGAAGTATTATATCTTGAATAAAATTAACATTTGCCGTATTAGCTTCACTTTGCCAATTAGTCCATCTCTGTCTAAGAGCATTTGCACGGTTCTGATAACTTTGTATAGTATCTTGAACTCCTGGAGCATTAGTATAACTTCTTGAAGAACTTTGGAATATAGATGCATATAAATTTGTAACAACATCACCGACCTTAGTTAAAACGCCTTTATTGTTACCAGTACTCCCAGCTGTTACTGGTTTAATTTCAATAACTTTTTTTTTAATAATATTAAGAGCATCTTTTGCAAATGCATTAGTTATTTCACCTTCAAATGTTTGAACCATATCAACGATTTGGTCACCTTTACCAAATATCATACTACCTAAACCTAAACCACATATACTTGCAATTTCACTGTAAGATATTCTTATGGCAGGAGGACCAGAAGCAGCAGCTGGTACTATAGACTCTCTGGGAGCAACCTGTTGTAAATTACTTCTTTTAATTAGACCTTTTCCAGCTTCAATAGGAAATTGTTCAGCTCCATCTTTAACATCGAATTCATCTTCTATATTATTATAACGAATTTGATAATCCTTTTCATTATTACTATTACCTATTTTTCTACTGTATTGAACAATTACTCCTCTTACATTTTCTAATTCATTAATTGTTGCCTGATTTATTACATCACCATAGTGAGCTGTAATTAGACTTTCTATTTGAGGTCCAAATGTCTCTAATTTTTCATAATAATTATTACAAACTATTGACCACATAACAGCACAAAATCCTATTTTAAATATCTTCATAATTCTATTAATATATTGTCTTTTGTCACCTCCTTTTTGAATACGGCGTATTGTCCTACCACGACGACGACGACCACCACCACCACGACGACGAGTACATGATTTTCTTAACGGTTCATTATTGGGTAATATTTTTATTAATGATCTGGTTAAATGAATAGATTTTATCATTTCATAAATAAATACCATACGCATAAAATAACTATTATTGAATATATCTTTTAATTCAACATCTTCTTTAAAAGCAGAACCATTAAAGTCATTTTTCATCATTTCTTCAAAACGACTTTTACTCTGTGATCCCCAACCCTTCTTATGAGATATTATATAATTTAAAAATGCCATTTGATACCACATTTTATAAACTAAATTACTGTTAAGTAATAAAAATAAGGATTCTTGTTCGCATTTATTTAAGTTACCATTTATTTGTCCTTGATTCCAATTTCTTATCTTTTCTTCTACATTTCTGCCGAGACCCTTTTTGAGGACAGTTGCGTAACTTTTTTTTGTATTATTTATAAATTCTATATATATATTTTTAGATTGTTCCCGCGAAACTAATGCAGCCATATATATAATAGAAAGATAAATTATAATTTTATTAGTTGAACATTTAATTCATTACAAAAATATTTAACTAATTCATCATTTTTATAATCTTCTAAATATCTAATTTGTTTGATACCAGATGCTAATAATAATCTACAACAAATTATACATGGGTAGTGTGTAACATACGCAGTAGCTCCTTCACAACTAACGCCTCTTTTTGCACAATCACAAATAGCATTTTGTTCAGCGTGAACAGTAGCTTGTTCGTGATTATTTCTTACAATAGATTCATGTTTGCAACCAGGTAAATGACCATTATATCCCTGACTAATTATTCTATTATTTTTAACTAATAAACAGCCAACATGTAATCTATGACAGGAAGATCTTTCAGCAGTAACAGAAACAATTTTTGCAAAATATTCATCCCAATTTAATCTATCAGTCATATAATTTTGTTAATATTTTTAGTTTAAATAGTTTTAATATAAGTATTTAATAAATATATATATGCACAAAAGATTATTGAAAGAAGGAAAAAATGCGGTATTTATTCAGGACCATCAAGAATTAAAAGAGATTTATGCTCAAACATTAAATAGGGATTATCAAATACATATAGGGGATATATTTTTAAAATTATTCTATTATGCGTGTCATCATAATAGAAAATCAACAATATTATTTTTATTTAGAATGTATTTTGAGATATTTACAGAAAGTGAGAAAATGGCATTGCGTCAAGGTTTTTACTATGGTAAAGTAAAAATACAAAAAAAAGAAATGAAGCAATGGTATAGTGATTGTATATTGCCAGTTATAAAAATTAAATAATAATATATATTATATGGTAAATGTTCCACAACGATATGTTCCAAGGAATTTAACAAAAAAAGATAAAAAAAAACAAAAGAAACAGTTATTAAAATCTCGTAAAAATTATAAAAAAGGAAATTATTACACTCGTAAAAAGGTGTCATCATTTAAATCAAAAGTATCACCACATATATTGAAAGCTCGTAAAATGTATAAAGTTGATAATATAATACCGAGTAAAGCATTAGCAAAAGCAACAAAATGTAGTATGAAAGGTTTAAGGAGAATGGTGCAAAAAGGACAAGGAGCATATTTTTCAAGTGGTAGTCGTCCAAATCAGACAGGTCATTCCTGGGGATATGCAAGAATGGCAAGCGGAATAACAGGAGGAAAAGCATCAGCAGTAGATTATCATATTTTAAAAGATGAATGTCAAAAAAATAGCAAACCATTAAGATTAGCTAACAAAGCAATGAAAAAATATAATAAAGGGACTCGACGTGTAAAAAAAGTGAAAATAGGCGGTGGTTGGAGTAAAAAATATAAAAAAAGTATAAATTGTAAAAAACCAAAAGGATTTTCACAAACCCAATATTGTAAGTATGGTAGAAAGAAAAAAAAGAAAAAATCAACTCGTAAAAAAAAAGGAGGGAAGCCATTTTGTAAGATGATACAATTTGACAAGAATTCTCCACCATATTGTTCATTTGTTAAATCAGGAATGTTTGATAATAAAATGAATTTTAAAATAAATGGTAAAGATACAGATTTTATTAGAGAAATTAATAAAGAATATATGAAATGGTTAAAAAAAGCATTAACAATGTATGAGGATTATAAAAGTCGTCCAAAAAAGATACATTATATTTCAGCAGCAAATGTTTTAAAAGATGTAGAAGGTTTTGATGATTTATCTAAAAAGGATAAAGCATATATGATAGAAATAGTAGCTACAGAAATAGCATTATACAAATTAGGGTTCGATTTTGAAGATATAGACCTTTCAAAAATAATGAAGAAAAAACTCAAAAGTAAATCAAGAAAAAGAAAAAGGTAAAAAATTGAATTAGATTATTAATAAATAAATTAAGTTATTAACAATCAAAACAAATATGAGTGAAAACAAGCCAATTCAACTTGGTCTTTGTTGTTTAAATATGACATTAAGAGGACAAAATCCATCAGTATTTGCTTCAAGGAAGATGATAATAAGAACAATAAAACAAAAAGGTATATATTGTTTGAAGATGAAAATAATAGAAAATTTATGTGATGTTTTAAAAATAATGGATTGGAATGAAAAAAATGGTATAAAAGTATATAGATTAAGTAGTGAGATGTTTCCACATAAATCAAATCCCAAAGTAGAAGATTACACATTTGATTTTGTATTAGATTTATTAAAATTAATAGGCGATAAATCAAGAAAATATAACCAGAGATTAACATTTCATCCAGGACAGTATAATGTTGTAGGAACACCAAATAAAAAGGTATTTGAACAGACATGTATAAATTTAAAATACCAAGCAGATGTATTAGATTTAATGGAAATGGGTGTAGATTCAGTAATGGTTGTTCATGGAGGAGGAATGTATGGAGATAAAGAAAAAACAAAAATAAGATGGTGCGAACAATTTCAAGAGCTTCCAGAAAATGTTAAAAAAAGATTAGTATTAGAGAATTGCGAAAAATCATTTTCTATAAAAGATTGCTTAGAAGTATCTAATAGAATAAATATTCCTATTGTATTTGATACACACCATTTTGAATGTTATAAATTATTACATCCTGATGAAGATTTTGAAGATGCAAGTGTGTATATACCTCTAATTTTAGAAACTTGGAAAAAAAGAGGTATAAAACCTAAATTTCATGTAAGTGAGCAGGGAAGTGGGAGATGTGGACATCATTCTGATTACATTAACGAAATACCAGAATATTTATTAGAAATTCCACAAAAATATGGTATAGATATTGATATTATGATAGAAGCAAAATGTAAAGAATTGGCTATTTTAAAATTATATCAGAAATATCCTTTCTTAAATTGTAAAATTAATTAAATTATATATGGAACCATTTCTTCATCTTCAAAAAAATTATATTTTTTTTTGTTATTTTTAATTTCATTACACAATTCACTTCCACAATGGTCATGATTTGCTGAATCAATATTAAAATCAATACCTTTCTTAAATTTTTTGTCATTTACTTTATTATTTTCACTTGAGATAGTTGACCATCTTCCAAGTAAAATATTACCTTTGGTTCTTTTTGAGATTTTAGAGACAAGAATTCTAATCATATTTTAATAATATGTTTATTAGTTATTAAATCAATTCAATTTTTATGTAATTTTATATATAATGAAAACACGTAAAATAAGAAAATCAAAAATAAAAAATGCTATTTGTGTAATTCATAGTAATGAAAATAATATATCAGGTTTTATAAAATTTAGTCAAAAAGGAAAAAAAGTAAAGATTGAATATGAAATAAAAGGATTATCCGATGGTAAACACGGTTTTCATATACACGAATATGGAGATTTAACAGATGGATGTATGAGTTCATGTTCTCATTTTAATCCATTTAATAAAAAACACGGCGGTTTAAAAAGTAAAGAAAGACATGTAGGAGATTTAGGTAATATAATTTCTAAAAACAATATATCTAAAGGCATAATTAATGATAATATTATTTCATTAAATCCAAAAAGTAAATGTTGTGTAATTGGTAGATGTATAGTAATACATAAGGATGAAGATGATTTGGGGAAGGGTGGAGATGAAGAATCTTTAATAACAGGAAATGCTGGAAAGAGAGTATGTTGTGGAGTTATTGGAATAAAAAAGTAATAATCCCAACGATGTAGTCAATATTATAAATTGAATTAAACATAATAATATTTCAATATTATAAAAATGGTCAAAAATTATATAATAAAATCTCTAAGGTTTATTGGTAAGGGTGTTGGGTTAATATGTATAACTACTGGATGTGAATATATAAAATGTGATAATAATAAAGATTTAAGGTTTATTCATAGATGGATTTAATAATTTGCTAATAATATAAAAATAAATATATTTTTATTTGTATATGTCAAGTTGTTTAAAAAATACAAAAAAAAGAATTAATGACTTTTTTGATGATAAATTTGAACATCCAAGTGAAGTAAATATGACGTATTTACAACACGCCAAATTTTCATTTCAACTTTCATTTTTATTTTTAAAAGGTGCGATTAAAGGTATAATACATAGTATTTATCCCGATGTTTTATTAACTTATTCGGGAGATTCAATAAAAGAGATAGATTTTTTATTAAGAAATCATATTAAACATGATGAATAATTTAAATTAGTTAAGAAAATTATTATAGAAATTATTTATATATGAAAACTAAAAAATATAGAAATAAAAAAATAAATAAAACAAGAAAGAGAAAAATGATAAAACCTAAAAGAGTGAGTGGAGAAATATTTTTTAGTGATCGTCCAGAGTTTAGACCAAATTTGTCTCCTCGACAAATTTTTAAATTGGGTAGTTTTGGAGGAACATATTGGAGACCAATAAAGTCAAAATTTTACGATACAATATTAAAAAATAAACATAAAAAATTTCCAAATTCCTGGTGGAAAGGAATTCCAGAAGAACATCTTACAAAACCTTTTGGCAAATATGATGTAAAAATTAATAAATATGGAAAAAAAGTAGGTACAACTTTAGAATTTTGGGAAGGAAAAAATTGGATAGAGAAACAAGACCCCTATGGATGGATGCAATGGTATTGTGAATTTTATTCAGGAAGAAGAAGTAAAGATGATGATAGACAAATAAAAAGATGGTCTCAATTAGCAGGACCCAATGGTAGATTTAGGAAATGGTTAATAACACAAATATTAAAAAAAGGAACAAAAAAAGACTGGGATAACCATTCTATAAGTCCAGCTATAAGACAAACATTACAACATTGGGGATATAAATTAAAAAAAAAAGATTTCAACAAAGAGTTAAAAAATAGAAATAAATAAAAATTGGTATATTATATGAATAATTTACCAATTGAATTGAATTATGAAATAGGAAATTACTTATTTGATTGTCGTAAAAATTGTAATTATATAATTAATAAAGAATTTTATGAAATATTTAAAAATAAAACAAAAAAATGTAAAAAAATTTATTTATTAAGAAAAAATTTATGTGAGAAATGTGACAAAAAAAAAATATGGAGAGCAAGAATGATATTGAATAATTTATTACCTGGATAATTATAAAACAATATTTTGACTTAAGTCTGTTAAAGAATAAGTTTCTTCACTATTACCCGTTAAATATTTAACTTTATTACAAATATATCCCAATGGATGTTTTACATTATCATAAACTGTTTCAACAAAATCAATATGACTTCCCATTTTTTTACATTCTTCATATAATTCTTCATTTACCGATTTATTTAATTTATCTATTTTTAATTCTAAATTATCTATCTTTTCATTAGTTTTTTCCAAATTATTATTTAAAATAATTAATAATTTTTTTATACTATCTAATTTATTATTATCCATATTAATAATAATAAATAATATTTAATTTTATATTTTACTCACTTTTTTATTAATTTACTTAAATTTAAAATAATAAGTATGGTAATTTGAACAATTAACCCAGATATTCCATCGTGATACATACTTCTAATAACTCCTAATTTATCATAATAATGCTCTTGAAGTCTTGGAAATAATCCACTCCATTTCATTATAAAACCATATAATGCACTAATTATAAAAGAAACTAAAAGAAATAAAAAGATATAAGAAATATTTTTAATATTTTTTGGAAATGGTGTTATTTTTAAAATAATAGGTTGAGTAGTAGCCCCTACAAATCCAGCTATTAACGCTGCTGCAAGAAGAGTATGTTTTTGAAAGTATGGTTTTAAATCTTTAATGAAAGGCATTATTAAATTAATAATTTTGGGTAATTTTTCATAATTCAACGCCATAAATCTTAGACAAACATCCCATAATGCTGTTATTGTAAATGTTAATATTATAAGTTTATAGTAATTCATATAATATTAAATAATATAAAAAATCAAACAATGGATGATAAAATTAACAATCCACCAATGATAGAAACATTTTTCATAAAATAATAAAATTGTCCCTTTTGTGTCATTGGATTATGATAAAGATATGTAGCTATTATAGTAAATATTGCCAATGATATAGAAGAATAATGTGCTAATTGAGATAAATTATTAGTTTGTGAATTATAAATGATTATAATAGGAGCTAATATTTCTAAAATAATAACTAAAAATATAATAATATTATAAATAAAATTAGGTATTTTTTTTGAGAAAAATATATTTTTAAATCCAGATACGGTGCTTTTAAAATTTTGTATTTTGTTAATTCCTGATAAAAAGAATATCAATAACAATAAAATTTTGCCAATTAATAATAACATATATATAATACAATTATTAATTTTTTTGTTTTATCTTTTACCGCCGCTGATTAATTGATTAATTAAATTTTTTTTTCTTTTTTTTCTGGTTTTTTTATTTGTTCTTTTTTTTGTTTTTTTATTTGATTTTTTTCTATTTTTTTTGTTTGTTTTGGATTTTTGTTTATTTTTTATTTTTTTCTTTTTTTTCTTTTTCCCGTTTTTCATAAAATGTTCGGAGGGAATATATCTTAAAAAGTACCATTCCCATTGTTTTGTTCCTCTGGCATTTTTATTTTTTAATTTTCTATACATATCTGCTTTTTCTTCTCTCATTTTTTCTAATGTAGATTGGACACCGTAACAATCTGGACTAAATCTTCTTAGTAGTCCAGTTTGTCTTAATCTATTTTTTTGCTGTATTTTAAAAAGAAACTGACTCATACATAATATACGATTAGTATTATAATATGGTCTATCAACAAATATAAATGCTAAGTAAAAACTTAACATTGTATCTAAAGTGGCAATTCTAATTTTTTGATTTTTAATATTGATTTCGTTAAAACTATGACAAGCTAATGGTTCATAAATAAATACAATAGATTCTGGTCCAACACTAACTTCATAATGAGGAGCGATAATTTCACCAACACCTGGTTTCTTTGTAATTTTAATATTTTTAATATCATTATGTTCTAATCTTTCTTTTAATATTCTTGCGGCAGTTTCAGGTTCTTCAGATAAAACGTCAAAATCTGGAACTTTTGGTATTTGTTTTCGTTTTAAATAATTTAAATTTTTTAGATATAATCTATTAGCAAATGCTCCAAAAAACACACAACCTTGTCCTATTAATGTATCTTTTGCAACTTTAAAAATTCTTTCTTCTATATTTTCCAATATTTCTTCTTCTTCGACATAATCATCAGGGACCCTTAATTGTCCTAATTTACCTCCACCAACCAATGTATCCTTTGAACCATATTGAAACAAACGTTGTATATCTTCAACCTTACATTTTTTTCCCTTTAAAGGATAATGTTTATTTAATAACGTTAATCGTTTTAATACTTTTTCCCATCTACTTATATCACCCGCAGGACGACTTAATTCTAAATACATTGCCATACGTAGATAATCAGGAGGACAATAAAATATATTACTTACCAATAAAGATTTATCATGAATTCTATTGTATAATTCTGGAACTAAGTATGTTATATCGGCAACGGGCATATAATTTACATATACCTTAAATGTTCCAGGATGAACACCTGATTTTGCTTCCACTTCTGCAAATCCTTTTTTAAAATATATATCTGCTAATTTTTTAGCATCTTTTAAAGGATTAGGTGAAAAAAAATCATAATCTGGTAATTCTACAGACTTATCATAAAATTGGTCATTAATTGGTAATATATTATTAATTGCTGTTCCACCATAACATATTCTTTGTGTTTTTTTTAAAAAATATTCAACAATATTTATTATCTCTTTGACTTCTGGATTTTCAATTTTTTTTCTTCCTGTTTGTTTTTCTATTTTATCAACTGCTGAACGTAAAACAGCTAATTCACAATCTTCAAATGACATATTTTTATCGCATTCCATAATGTTATTATTAATATATAATTATAAAAAAATATATATTAAATAAAATTATAAAGAAAGTTTTCCTTCTCCTCCCATAATACTTACTTCCTTGGGTTCAAAACTTAATTTCTTATCAGCTTCTTTAGGTTTATTAATTGTTACTCGTTTAAATCTAAGGTTTTCAGGTTTCAAAATAAAAGCACTTCCACCATTATTAAAAAAATTAATATAATACCTAAGATGTTGGTCAATTATATGAAAATTCATAGTAACAAATTGAAATCCCAGTTTATGATGTAATGCGGCAGATGAATTTGATGTGCTATTTGTAAAATCAGGATATGTTATACCTAAATATTGTTTATTTTCAGTTATTAATTCTTGAGGGTCATATGCGTCTTTTACTTGTAAATTTTTATAAGAATTCATATAAGGCATACCATTTCCTGCTTTATTTTTATCTGATATACTTATTAATTCAGAAAATTTTTTACCAATATATCCATGATTAACATCCTTTACCGATATTATAACTTTACCTTTTAGTTGATATAAAGGAACATTAGATATACTATTATCATTAGACGAAATGACTTTTCCACCATCATATCTTAAATTTTCCGATACTAATCTATTTATACGTCCTCTACCTCCAAAATAATTATTGATACTTTCATACATATTATTATAAACACCCTTACTATTTGTTTTTATTCTAAAATTCAAAAATAAAGGATCATTTTTATTACTTGGTAATGTAAATGCAGCGTTATTTATTTTATTCATTACTTGGTCAAAATTTAAATGATTATATGTTCCTTTTATGCAATATTTTCCATCAGGATTGGCTTCTGGTCCAGCAGCAATAATTGGTTTTCCACCATCAGAATATACTTCAAAATCTAAAAACCTAACTCCTTGAGATATAACTTCTACTAATGGTTTCATACTAACCCAATCCTTTTTTGTATTACCACCACAACATGTATTGTAACTACTCATAATATAAAAATCACGTAATTTGGGACGAAGTTCATTTAATCTATTAGTATGCATTCCTGTTTCACAATCTTTTTCATTTTTACAACCCGTAATCTCCGATATTTTTGTTCCTCCTAATGACTTATAAAAAGCTTTCATTCGTTTATTATTATTAGATTCTAAAGATAATTTACTATAAATATAATATATTATAACCCAAATAAGAAAAAATGATACTGCGAATAAAAAAAGAGCAGCCCATTTAGATTTATCATTTATTGTTTTTATAAACTCATCTTTAGCACTATTTAAAGCTTGTTGTGCTTGTTCAAAGTCGGGAAAATTAAAAGGCTTATTATCTATCCCTACTATTTTTGCAAATTCCATCTCTGACTTAGACATATATATATATATATCTTAATACAATAATATAATTTCTTATGCTAAAATATTTAAATAATCTAATATTTAAAAATTTTATATTATATTATTTTAAATGACTGGAGGATTAATGAATTTGGTAGCATATGGAAGTGAAAATTTATTATTCAATGGTAATCCTAAAAAAACATTTTTTAATGCTACATATCAAAAATATACTAATTTTGGATTACAGCGATTTAGAATAGATTTTAAAGGAACTAAAATTTTAAATGATAAAACTAATACTGTTTTACATTTTGATATACCAAGATATTCAGAATTATTAATGGATACCTATTTTGTTATTAATTTACCTGATATTTATAGTCCATTTTATAATTTTTTAAGTGAAGAAAATGTAATACAAAAAAATGGACATTTTTTTACTCCATATGAGTTTAGATGGATTGAAGAAATAGGTTCAACTATGATTGAAGAAATAGAAGTTTATAGTGGAGGGGTAAGTTTGGCAAAATATAGTGGTGAATATTTGAGTTGTTTAAAAGAAAGAGATTTTACTACAGAAAAAAAAGATTTATGGAATAGAATGACAGGAAATACTATTGAATTGAATGATCCTGGAAATTCTAATGGTAATGTTAATACTTATCCAAACGCACAATGGACTACCGATGATTATTCTATGGAACCGTCTATTCGTGGTAAACAATTATATATTCCACTTGATGCTTTCTTTTGTGAATCAAGTAAAACCGCTTTACCATTAGTCGCATTACAATATCAAGGAGTGTCTATAAAAATAATATTAAAACCTCTTATGGATTTATACACCATTAATAACGTTAATGAAACACCTGATTTAGAATCCGGTATTAGTTATAGAATTCAACCTAACAAAAATATTCTTGACCATCAATTGTGGAGATTTTTACAACCTCCTAAAGATGCTTCTGCAAACACAGTATTATATAATCAAAATTTTATTGATTGGAAATCTGACCCTCATTTGGTAGGCACATACGCATTTTTAGGACAAGACGAAAGAAGAATTTTTGCTGCTAAAGAACATAAAATACTTATCAAACAAGTTTATCAATATGACCATTTAGACGTTAATGGTTCAAAAATTATTGAAATTGAAAGTAAAGATATGGTTAGTAATTATATGTGGAGATTTAGAAGAAGTGATGCGTTTTTAAGAAATGAATGGATAAATTATACAAATTGGGCTTATAAAGACGTTATACCCAAAACATTAGAATCTTTTAGAAATAATCCTTCATTGCCTAATCCTGCTGATTTTTTTATTACTGGAAATATTGTAAATAGTGATAACACTGAATATCCTGTAAATTTAAAAAATATTATGATTGACTTAGGTATTACTATGGACGGTGTTTATAGAGAAAAAGTATTTCCAGCAGGAGTTTATGAATATATGGAAAAATATATGAGAACCAGTGGTGGAGCAAAAGATGGTTTATACTGTTATAATTTTTGTTTAGATAGTAACAGAAGAAAATATCAACCCAATGGAGCTATGAATGTTAATAAGTTTAAAAAAGTATTTTTTGAATTTAATACTATAGAACCTCCTGTGGATTCAGAAGGCAATAATGTTGAATATATTTGTGATAGTGAAGGAAATGCTGTTGGATTTCGTAAAAAATCATCCAATTTAAGGGAATATAGTTTTGATTTAAGAATATTTGAAGAAAGATATAATGTAATGATAATTACAGGCGGTAAAGTTGGATTATTACACGCCAGATAATTTAGAATATATATTAAATATTTACTTAATATATATGTTAACAGCAGCACCATCTCCAGCAGCAGCACCAGCTCCAGCAGAAGAATTTGATGAAAATAATTCATATAAAGTTTATATTGTTTTACATGGACAAGGAATAAGAGCAAGTCCTGAGTCTTCTGATGTAGGTTATGTTTATACAGGTACCAGATCTGGTGAAACAACTCATAATTTTTATCGGGTTCCACAAAAAACAAGAGTTTTCAGAATGGTTCCACCAGGTCATGTATTTATGTCACATGAAGATATTAATAAAGAATTAAGAACTTTTTTTGGGAAAAATATTTCTAAATGGATACAAACATTTAAAAGTTCTACAACTCTTAGTGTAAATGCAAGACAAGCAGCAGCTTTAAAAGATCACAGTAGTGTAGATCCTGAAACACAAACGTATAACAGATCGAGGGCTATTTTTAATAAAATGCTTCAATTATTTATAACTGGTGATGAAATTACAAATGAAAGATTAGAAACAGATTATGATACTCCAGAAGCTATAAGGGAGTTTGGTATTTGGATTGCGTCACCAGAAGCACCACACGCATTTTCACGCTTACCTCTTTATAGTGCTACTGACCCACGATTTTTAAATAGTGCTGGGAAGGCAAAAGAAGTGCCACTTGGTAGTATTATTGATAACATACGGAAAACATATGGTGAAGACAATTCTTTTGAATTTTATGTAGCTAATTGTTCGCCAGTATCTCAGGATATGTCAGCCAAAAAGCGATTGGTTAGAAAAAATAATGGTAAGTGGTCACGAGATGGCGAATATGGTACAGTACCCAGCTCAATTAATTTTTGGAGAAACACATTAACAATGTATAATAAAAGAATAAGTTTATATCATAATGGTAATGCACGATTAGAACAATTGAAAGATAGAACACGCCCCCACGCATCCAGAACAGTCCTAAAATTCCCCGATAATGACACAGTATGGGGTATGATGGATGACGAAGAAAGAAAGGATAATTATAAATTAATGAACGGATTTTTACATTTTTATCCGAAATGGATTCAAGCTGCATCTACTCAGGCGGAGAAGCAAAAAATCAGGGATGATATGATATTTTATATTAAGTGTATTTCTACGCCATTTGTTGAACCAATTAGAGGTGGTTCAGAAGTTGAACAGGGAATATCACAAGTAACTAAAGTTTTAAAACCAATATATAAATATGTCAATATAACAAGAAGAAATCGAAGAGGGAAAAGAACTACAAAGAAAGTAAAATCAGGGATTCAAGATTATAAGGAAGTGTATTATACTTTATCTGAACAATTGCAAAAAAAATTGGAAGCGAAGATAAATCTCTGTAGTAGCCGAAAAACTGCGAGTGATTTACGAGCAATCCCATTATACTGTGATTTATTAAAACACATATATGGACAACATAAAGGGGAAGAGACTGGTTATATGGGTCAAGTGCCAAAACGAATATTGGCATGTGAAAGTGGAGCTTCTGCTCCTGTTACCTTTAGTGGTGGAGCAAGACGAAAACGCCGAAGAAAAACTCGTAAAAAACGCCGAAGAAAAACTCGTAAAAAACGCCGAAGAAAAAGAAAAAAAACGCGTAGAAGAAAATCTAAATAAATATTAATATGGCAAAAACCAGAAAATTACCTAAGTTAAGAAAAATTAGCTATAAAAATAAAAAGCATCATTATAAATTAAAAGACAAATTTAGTAAAAGAAAATTAGCTATTCACGAAGGTGTAAATATGGAATCAAAAAAAACAGGTAAAACTAAGAAAAGAGCAGCAGTAGCAAAAAAAGGACGTTTCAATATTTTAAGAATTTACAGAAAAAATAAGAAAGTTAAGGAATGTGAAAAAATAACTCATGATATGCGTTATATGGATAGAAAATATGGTTTAGGTAAAACTAAAAATATATGTGGTCAAAAGGGTGGAAATGGTGATGAACGAGAAGAAAAAACTCAATTACCCAATTTACAACAAGCTGTAGATATGCTTAGAAACAGCTTAGGCATACATAGACAAGGGTCAAATGCTATGTGGAATAGATTAGTTATGCAGGCAGCTCGTAATGGTGACCCACGTTTTGTGCATCTATTAGATAATGTAATATTAGTAGCTGAAAAAACACAAGATGGTGGAAAACGTCGTAAAAAAAAGACACGTAAAAATAAAAAACAATTCTTATACAATCCAAATAACCCTAAAAAATCATTTGATGTTTATATTGATAAAAATCCTAATGATACTATTCCTATAAAATATACAACAGTTAAAGATGTTAGGGATACTATAAAAAAACTTGAAAGATTATATAAAACCAAAAAATATCCTCATAAAAGAATATGGCAGGTTGGTATGATAATGAAAGTAAGATTAGAAGCAATGCTAAAACATAAAAAAACAAAATATCCAAATGCTAAAAAGGTAAAAGAAAGATTTAATTTAGCTAATAAATATTTTAAGTTTTTGGGTAAGAGAAGCAAGAAAAAAACATTTGAGGAACGAAAAAAAATGTTGTTCAAATAAATATAGTATTTAATATTAAATGAAGATTAATATTAAAAAGATAATTTTTATTTTAGTAATATATTTAATTTATACAAATTTTTTAAAAGGATATTATAGTTATTATCCAACTATACCTATCTATCCAAATAATGAAAAAGGTTTATTAATTTTAAAAAAAGAGATGAAAGACATAACAACAGAACAGAAAGATTTATTTTTTAAAACCAATGAATCTGTAACTTTTGCTTTTTTACCTTATGTTAGTGAAAGTAATGAAGAATTAATTAAAGTATCCGAAAGTCAAAATAATATAATTTTATTTTTTAAATATTTAATAAATAGAAGAAGACCATATCAAATAGATACAAATCTAAATCCATTAAGCACAAAAACGTCACAAACCCCAAGTTATCCAGCAGGTCATGCATATCAAGCATTATTAGTATCTAAATATTTATCAAAAAAATATCCTGAAAAAACAAAATTATTTGAAGATATAGCATATAAATGTGATGAATGTCGAGTGAAGGCAGGGATTCATTATGTTAGTGATGGAGTTTTTTCAAAGAAATTATTTAATTTTTTTAACTGAAAATTGAACTGATATAAACATATATTACTTCAATTATAAATATGGAAATCTACCAATGTCTTCACGATATGATAACTGTGCTTGAAACCAAAGAGCCTTTGCTTAAAGCTCGTGGAGTTCATGGAAACTTAATATTAATAGATACAAATAGTTTGAAATATAACGAAAGACTTGAAGGTGCGAATATATTTAAAATGTTGTTAGGTATAAGTGATAATAATCCTTTCGATGAATGTGGAATTGAAGTGGATGAAAACTTTAATCTTACTATTTTAAGAGAATTAAGAATATCTTCTCAAGATTGGGCTTTATTAATAATGTTTTTAAAGAAAGGTAAAATACCCTTTTATGATAAATATAAAAAAGACGGAGAATATTCTACTTCTATTAATGCTGATTTGGAAAGATTAAATGTTGTTTGTGATAAATTTGGAGGGATTCCTTCATTTGATTTATTTTATGAAAATTTTCATAAAGAAGGGGAAGCAGCTGAAAAAAAACGAAAAGGATATGATGTAGATAATCCAACTGAACCAAAAGAAGATGAAAAAAAATTATATCAATGGGCACAGTGTACTTATTTTAGTAGTACTGACCATCACCAATTCTTAGACAGTCATAAAACAGGTTATGGGTGGAATTTTACAAAACAGTTTCGAGCAATTGGAAATCGAGGATATTTGACAGCTTATTATCGTAGAGAGTGGAAATGGGTAGAATATGATGAAGGAGAAACGGATAGCGAAGAGGAAGAGGAAGAGGAAGAGGAAGAGGAAGAGGCAGAGGCAGAGGAAGAGGAAACACCTGGGGTAGAAGAGTAACTTATTTCTACGCTATTTTCCAAATTTTCTGGTATTAAAGATTTAATTTTATTGTAATTTATTGTTTCATTTTTTAATAAATCTTCTGCCAAATCTTCCATATGTTTTTTATATTTTGTTAATAAATGTAAAGTTTGTTTTTCAATATTATTAACAATTTCTTTACATTTATTAGTAGCGATAGAAGTTAATTGTTTTCCTAATCCTCCCATAGCATCAGGATTTAGTGGTCCAATTTCTTTATTCATACCCCAAGAATTTGTATAATTTGTAATAAGAGAAGAGACCTTTTCTATATCATCACTTGCTCCTGTGGATACATTATTATACATAATTAACTCAGCACATCTTCCTCCTAATAATACAGCTATTCTACATAAAATTTCTGGTTCATTCATTAATTTTTTATTGACAGGTTTTTGCTGACTATAACCTAACGCAGCTTCTCCTCTTGGTATAATACTAACCTTAACAGGTTGTTCAGTGTGTTTTAAAATAAATCCCATTAAACAATGTCCAGCTTCATGATAACTAACTCTTTTTCTTTCCTTAAAAGATAATATTCTTTCTCTTTTTTCTCGACCAATCATAACTTCATCTATAGCATTTTGAATATTACTCTCTGTTAATGTATTTTTTTCATTATTATTTTGTATTGCATTAATTTTGGCTTGATTTGCAATATTTGCTATATCTGCTCCAGATAGTCCTGCTGTTCGTTCCGATAAAATAGAAAAAGAAGAATCTCTTGGTAGTTTCATATCATCAAAATATAATTTACATAATTTTTCTCTTTCTTCATTGTTTGGTAAATCAAAAAAAACTTTTTTATCAAATCTCCCTGAACGTGTTAATGCTGGGTCTAAAAATTTTATTAAATTTGTAGCAGCAAATACAATAATATTATTTTTTTCTTCAAAACCGTCCATTTCTGTTAGTAATTGATTAACAGTTGAAGCTCTTTCTGAATTATTACCCAATTCTCTCTTTGTTCCAACAGCATCAATCTCATCAATAAATATAATACATTTCTCTTCTCCTTTTGCCTTAGCAAATAATTCTCTAACTCTTTTCGCACCAACTCCTACATACATTTCTATAAATTCAGAGCCAGACGCAGTAATTAAGGGTATATCTAATTTTTCAGATAAAGTTTTAACTAACAATGTTTTACCAGTGCCTGGTGGTCCTGCTAATAAAATACCCTTTGGTAATTTTACACCCCATTCTTTATATTTTTCTTTATTCTTTATAAAATCCATATAATATTTTATTTCATCCTTTACAGATTCGAGACCTATAATTTTGTCTAACGGGTCTTTCTTTTTTTCTTTTTCTTTTTCCTCTTCTTTTTGACCCCAACCTTGTTTATTAGCAGTATATACAAATAAAATAAAAATAATTAAAAAAAATAAGCTATTATCCTTTTCTGGTGGTGGTGGCGAACTAAACCAATTCATATTAAATAGTCAAGATATTTTATCTCTATTATAATTATTTAATTCTTCTAATTCTATAAATTGTCCCCATTCCACAAAATCTTTTTTTTCTCTTTCAAATTTTGTTTTTTTATTAATTTTTTCTCTTTTTAAATTAAACCATTTTGATATATATGGTATTATTGCTAAGATTGTAATTACTTTTTGAATATAATTACCCATATAATTTATATCAATTAAAAATATTTATCAAGTATTCAATTTTATTTATAATTTCAAATCTGTAAATGGATCATACGTAAAATGAGCAATTTTCATAACAATAAATTCAGGTATTTTTTTTAATTCTTCAATATCTATTAGTATCTTTTGATACATTATTTGTCTTTTTTGCGCGGCATAAAATTTTGCAAATTTTATAATTTCATCCCTTAATTTAAAATTAATCTTTTCTCTTTCAATTTGAAATATAGGTCTGTAAATTTCGTTATTTTTTGGACGCCCCAACAATCTATATCCTGTAACAAGAGTTTTATTATTAATCCAATAAGCTAATCCTTTATCAACTAAAGGATGGTTTTGCCACAATCCATTTCCTCTCCTTTGTTCCCAATCTCGTTCTCTAAGTTGTCCCATTCTGGGACCACAAATTGTAAGAACATCGTCTGGTACTTCTTGATAAATAATTTTATAACTATCAGGATTTGCTCTGCACCAAGCTCCATGAACTGTTCTTTCAAATTTACCTTTGTTCAAAATAATTCTTCTCCACGTTAAACAATCAACCGGTTTCTTGTCTTTTCTTGTCATATTTAATATACTTAAATTATATAGTATTAAACTGTATCAATTTTCTAACCCCCATCTTCCCATCATTTGAACTTTATACTTGTTCTTAGGTGTAATATACCATCTTTTTTTACTCTTATCCCACTTTGCTCCCATTTTTTTTGCTTCGTCTTTTTCATCGTAAGGAACTTTTAAATAAATCTTATTTTTAATGCGTTGATATGGACAAGATTCTACACCAATAGATAAGTTAGCAAGTCTATCAGCGTTATCATTTCCTATTGAATGTTCGTCTTCTAAACCAGTATGTGCCCTGATATGTTTAAATTTTATATTATTATATTTTTTTACAAAATTATAAGCTACCTCTACTAATTGTTTATTGGGAATATCTTCTCCCTTTGTTTGCCAGCCTTTTTTTGACATCTTTTCACCATATGTTGTACAACATCTTATAGAATATGACGAATCACTATAAATTACTATTGGCTGACCTTGTTCTATTTCATCTCGTAAAATTGTTAATGCTTTTATTATTGCCAATAATTCTGCTCTATTATTAGTTTGAGGTCCTGTAAAAGATTCACTTGTATTTCTCTCATCATTATCGCCAAACCAAATTCCAAAGCCAGCTCTGGCATCCGGTTTTCCATTATTTGTACATGCTCCGTCCGTATAAACATTAATAGTTCTATTATTTGATAAAGGTTTAGTATTTTTTCTTATAACAAAATTATCCATTATTAATAAATAATTTTATTTATTGTTTATATCTTTTAATTTATTAATTTGTTGAAAAGATATCCCACATAGAGTTATAAGGATTAGGAAATTTTCTTGGGTCTCTTGGTTTATAGTTACTTCTATATGCTGTTCGATTATCATATTGACTTTTTGAACCTCCCAATCTATTATCACCTTCTGTCTCTACTATACCTTCTGTATATGCATAAGCGTCTCTTTTTTTTAATTCTTCTAATGTAAATTTAGTTTCTTCATCTACAGAAGATTCTGCCATATTTTCACAATTATCACATTTATTATTCAAATAATGTTCTAAGTATAAAGAATCTATATAATTTTTCAATGTGGATTGATTTTTTTGGGTTTTATTAGTTAAATATATAAAAAGAATTTTTCCTAATAAAGTATATTCTTTAACAGTTATATTATCAGGCACATCATAACCCTTTAATTCGCCGTGCTGCTTTAAAAATTCTTTTCCAATATTAAAGAATTCACTACTTGATAAATGTTTTTTAGATTCCATTCTTTGTCTTTCAATTCTTTTTGATATTATTTCAAGACTACGCACATCACTGTATCCTATTTGAGTTTTTGCGTATCCGTGTTCATTTTTTGGTAATAAAACAGCACCGCATTTACCACAATCGTGGCTACTTTCTACAGAACTCCAAGGGCATTGTCTATAAGATTTACCATTGTGAAGGGTATTTTCACAATTTGGTGAATCATAATTTGGCATTTTACAACCATTTGGACAAGTACCAGTAGAAGGTAATACAATATTGCCATTAGGTAATGTTTGATAATTATTATTGTTATTGTTATTGTTATTGTTATTGTTATTTGAATAAGAAGGTGAAAAAATATTTTGAATACGCTTAAATTCTCTATTTTGTGCTCTTTTCATATCTAATAATATTAATAACATTTCATTAAAATCAACTTTATCATTTTTATTAAAATCTATTAATGCTAATATCATCGCTGCTGCGAATTCTATGCCTTCTGGTGGGAGGTTTTGATCATCTATTTGACGAAGAAAATCTTTTAATTGTTGTTTTGATAATGAATTATTATATGAAACTTTGAATTTATCAAATATCTTTTGAGTTAGACTTTTTACTTCAGTATCAGCCATAGCTTCTGCAAATGCAGAATCTATTTGTTCTTGAGTTGGTCCATCAGCAGCAGCACCAGCCCTAGCACCAGCAGCACCAGCATCGTCGGCAGTATCAGCACCAGCATCGTCTGCAGTAGCAGCACCAGCAGCGTCTCCTGTATCAGTATCAGCACCAGTAACAGCACCAGCAGCAGCATCAGTGCCGGCATCATCGGCAGCAGAACCTGCAGCAGCATCAGCACCCATATTTTGGTTACCTTCCATAAAATTTCCACCTTTTATAGCAGACCTAAAATCCATATAAAAATTATAAAAAGTATATAGTATCATAATTGCAAATAATAATTTTATGTATAAATTCATAATGTATATATAATTTAATAATATATTTATTTTACTAAATTATATAATTAGTATAAACTCCAAATAGAATCATACGGTTTTCTTCTTGTTTTATCACATCCATTCCACAAACATAATCCTCCTTCTGGTTTTTCAGTTTTATTTTTTGCCATATCTCCTTGAGCAAAAAATGCATTACTATTATCATCATACATACCAGTTGTAGAATCAAGCGATGAAGTTTGTTTGGGAGTATCCCAAGTTACTGATTTACCTTCTAATTTTGATTGTGTTAAAATATACACAACAGTTTCTTGAAATTTAGTTTCCATAGCTTTTATTGCTACATCATCGTTACCTTGTTTAATTTCATAAACTTCTCTGTATGCTCTTCCAAGTAGTTCTTTATCATTATCGTCTATAGTAGGAATATCTAAATTTCGAATAGCGGCTATTTTATTAATTACATTATTCCCTATTCTTGAAAAATTAGTAGCATGGTCAATATTTAAATCGATATCACTGGGTATTATATCTTTTTCTTCTAAAACTTGTTGAGTAACTTTTTTATCTATTATATTATTTCCTATATCCGATGATAATCCACCACTCGACCATCCTCCGGAGCCTGGTATATATTGATTATCAGAACCAGTATCAGTATTAGTTCCGGGAGTGTGCCATTGTCCATTTTGCCAGTACTTGTTTTCATCCGCGCGATTTGGATTATCAGATTTGGTTCCCGAATCAAATTCCACTAATGGACAACCTTTACAATCTGTATCATATTTACAATGTGTATTATCTCTGTCTAAACTTGAATAAGGACAGATTTGAGGACAAAGTTTAACAGTTTTTTGACTCCCATCAGCAGATACTATTGGTGTATCGAGACAATTTCCTGTAGGTTGTCTTGGTACAGCACAATTAGTCTTACACGGTCCATCTTTATCTATTCCAGGGGCAGACGGAGCTCTCCTGAAATCTTGTTCGTATTGCTCTTGCTCACCAGAACCAGCACCACCGGCAGACCAAGTAGTTCCGTCATCTATATTAGCGCCTGATGCCCAATTACATTTATTATCAGCATTACAATCTGTTTTATTATCGAGTATTAAACAAGCGCTATCGTCACTTTTTATTTTTCCCATACATACACCTCTATTTAAATTACTGTCAGTTGGTTCTGGTGTAGTGACGGGAGTAGCGGCAGCATCAGCTGTAGCATCAGCACCGGCAGCAGCACCGGCATCAGAACCGGCAGCAGCACCGGCATCAGAACCAGCAGCAGCACCAGCTGTAGCACCAGCTGTAGCATCGGGTACAGTAGCATCTTCATCGTTTCCTTCAATAATATTTCCCGTATTTATATAATTTTTTATATCAGTATAAAAATGTAAAACTATAAATAAAAATAACAAACCTAATATTATAAATTGATACATAGTATATAATTTGTCTATATATTTTTATTTCACTAAATGTGTATTTAATTGTTGACTTACAACAACAAATGTTACACATTTACTCATATGTTTAATTTTATGAGCATTAATATATGCACAGGTAGAACGTATTCCACCTAAATAATCCAGTACAGTATCTTCTAAATGCCCCTTTAATTTAACTTTTATCACTCTGCCTTCACTTGAACGATATTTTTCCATTTTACCATAATGTTTTTCCATAGCTAATTGACTACTCATACCATAAAACATTTTATACTTTTGTCCATTATTTTCTTCTACAACTTCACCAGGATTTTCATAATGACCAGAAAATACTCCTCCACACATAACAAAATCAGCTCCACCACCGAACGCTTTGGACATATCTCCAGGACAAGTTATCCCACCATCCCCAATAATAAATCCTCCACATCCATGAGCGGCATCAGCGCATTCAATAATAGCACTTAACTGTGGAACTCCAACCCCGGTTTTTAATCTTGTTAAACAAGCAGACCCTGGTCCAATACCAACTTTTACTCCATCAACTTTACCATTTATAATAAGTTCTTCTACCATTTCTCGAGTGGCTACATTTCCAGCAACAATAATTTTGTCGGGAAAAGAAAGACGAACTTTTTGACAATAATTAACAACTTGTTCCATATATCCATTAGCAACATCAACACAAATCCATTTAGCATTTGTTAATTCAACAATATCTGATAAATTAGAAAATGCTCTTTCATCAATACCAGTAGAAATCATAAAAAAGTCAGGGTCTAATGTTTTATTAGCTAATCTATTTTGAAAACTTTTTAAATTATAAAATTTATTTAAACAGGTAATCATTTTATGTTTGGATAAAACATCATAAACTTCAAATGTGCCGGTTGTATCCATATTTGCTGCGATAATAGGAGTTCCTGTCCAACTCATAGTAGAATGTGGGAATGTCATTTCTCTTTCTAAATCAACTTGACTTCTGGAGGAAATAGTGGTTCTTTTAGGACGAATCAAAACATTATGAAAATCTAATTGCGGAGTTGTAATAATTTTCATTATAATAATTCTATAAAGAAGATTTTAAGTATATTTAAAATATTTAATTTATATATATGGCAAGAGGAAGACGAAGAGGAAGAAAAAAAACAAGTCGAAGTCGTAGTCGAAGTCGAAGTTCAAATAGATGTAAATCGGGTTATAGGAAAAATGATATAGGTAAATGTGTAAAAAAAGGTAAAAGAAAAAATAAAAGTTGTGGAACAGGATATAAAAAAGATTGGATGACTGGTGATTGTGTAAAAAAGAAAAATAAGGTTGGTAGAAAAAAAAGAGATTCTAAAGATAAAAATATTTTTCAACGTATAGCTTCTACTGATGGATTTCGTTCAGTATTTAAAAGTAAGGAAGGGTATCGTAATAGAAAAAAGAGAGAACGTCCCCCAAAAGGAACAGGGCAAAGTGTATTAGTATCATTAAAAATATTTTTTGGAACTTTAATAGGTGTAATGGTGATGGTATTTATAAGTAGTGGATGGTTGCATTTAATACACAATATAGAAAAATACATTCCTTATCCAAATATGGGTAATGATGGTGGTTTGTCAGAATTATTGAGAAAGGTAGGTCAAGTAATAAGAGAAAAGCCTGTTCAATCAGGAGGAGGAAAAATACAAAAAGGAGGTGCAACACAACCTAGATGGTTTAAAAAGGAAGCATTTTTTGATAAATGGGCGGGAGATGGACCACCTCCGCCGGAATGGTTAAAAAATATGCAGGATGGACCTAATTCAATGGCTCGTGGTATAGGTCACTATTTTCAAACATTTAGAGATATTCCAATTCTTTTACTATTAATGGAAGGTGTAAAACTTATTAAGGAATTTATTCCAAAACAAGGTTCAGGAACATCATTAGGAGATTTATTAGCAGTAGGTGTCGTCGTACCAATATTTATGGTATTATTAATATGTTTGCATTTAGTATTTAATTTGGCAAGTACAGTAGGTGGAATATTTTATAGACAGGATGAATTTTCTTGGATAACTCCAGCTTTCCTCTGGCCATTTTTGTCAATATTTGGAGTATCTGGTTCATTATTTATATTTATATTATTAATATTAATGCCAAGTTATGATAGAGCGAGAGAATGGTTTAAATATTTTGGTCGTTATAACAATATTTGGCTTTTAATAACTTTTGGTGTATCATTAAATGAAATATTGAAAGTGTTTGATGTAGGATTAGAAATAAATAGATGGAATATGGATCATAAAATAGCAATAATTCCAATTATAGTGGGATTAGTATTAGTACTATTGAAATCCATAAAAGATTTTTTTAATTATCTTTTTTAATTTAAAAAAAAATTAATATAAAATCATAACAATATTAAATATATATTATGGGAAAAAAAAAGAAGGGAAAAAAGAAAGTAAGTGCTAATGGGAAACCATTTGTAAGTGTTTGTACTCCAACATATAATAGACGTAAATTTATTCCACAATTAATCAAATGTTTTCAACAGCAATCATATCCAAAAGAATTAATGGAGTGGATAATCATAGATGATGGTGAAGATTGTGTTGAAGATTTATTTAAAGATGTAGAATGTGTCAAATACTTTAGAGTAGAAGAAAAAATGAAATTAGGTAGAAAAAGGAACTATATGCACGAAAAATCAAAAGGAGAAATAATAGTTTATATGGATGATGACGATTATTATCCTCCTGAAAGAGTAAATCATGCTGTAAATAGATTACGTTCAAGACCTGAAGCATTAGCAGTAGGAAGTAGTATTGTTTATATTTATTTTAATGATTTAGATAAAATATATCAATTTGGACCTTATGGTGCTCAACATGCTACAGCGGGAACATTTGCTTTTAAACGAAAATTATTAGAACAAACAAGATATGATGACGATGCAGAATTAGCAGAAGAAAAGAAATTTTTAAAAAATTATTCAATACCATTAGTTCAATTAGATCCTAAAAAATCAATATTAGTATTTGCTCATCAGGATAATACTTTTGACAAACGAAAGCTACTACCAGGTCATCCAAATTTTGTTAGAGAAACAAATATGAAACCAAAAATGATGATTAAAGATAAAGAAATGAGAGAATTTTATATGAATGCTTAAAATATAATATTACTTAATATTATATGTTAGGTTGGTTAAAAGTAATCAGAAAAAAGTTTAACAAGATGTCATCTATTAAACAATTTATGGTAGCAGCAGTAATAATAATAGCTATAAGATATATTTTAAAAACACTTATATACACTAATAATCTTTTCAGTTATTTAGAAGGTCTTGAAAATCCCACAAATGCTATTTACTTCCATATGAATGGTTGCGGTCATTGCAAAAATTTTTCTCCAATTTGGGAAGAATTTACAAGTAATTACAAGGGTCCTGTAAAATTAAAAAAAATGGAAAGAGTGGAAGCAGGAGATGATTTACTTAAAAAATATGGTGTCGAAGGATTCCCAACAGTAGTAAAAGTAGATGAAAATGGTAAATATGAAACATTTAATGGTGAGAGAACAATTAACGGATTAAAAAAATTTATTGGTCAGTAATATTGTCTAAAAATCTATAAATTCTATTTATATCTAATTTATTGATTTCATAGTTATTATTTTCAAAAAGTTCGTTTATTTCTTCTAAGGTATATTTTTGTTTTAAATAACAAAAGTAAGAAAACATATCTTTAATATCCATATTAAGTTGCTTACATAAATTTTGTATAAATAAACTATTATTATATTCTGTTGAATATTTGGTTAATACTTTTGTGAATCTAACTGTATCTGGATTATACTCTATTTTTGTATTAGTATACTTGTGATATAAATGATTATTGTAAAAAGTTTTAATTAAGGAACTCATTTCATTAAAAATCCATATTTGTTTTTGAAATGTAATTCTATCAATATAATCTGAAAAACATATATTTTTTAGTATTTCATTATAAAATGGTATAGATTTATCTTTATCAATATTTTGTAATACATCAATAATATTTTCATGGAATAATAAACCTACGCTTGTTCTATCAGTTTCATTCATTAATTCCATATGGGAATTAAGAGGATAATAATTATTTAATAATTTTCGTATAATATCTTTAACATCTTCATTATAATTTTTTTGTTGAAACATATTTTGTATTAATTGATTTTTTAAAATACTTTCACCATTTTGATAAATAGCATATATTGATTTTAATTTTCGTAAATCACCTTGAATAAAAACTCGCATTTTTTCTTTTAATTCATTTTCTAATTTAGGCATTAAAATATTTAATATGTTACCAATCTGTTCATCATTAGGAGTTTTTAATTCAATATTAAAACATATTTTTATCATTTCTTTTATTTTTTTATCAATATGATAATTTCCTATACAAATAATTGGAATCATTGTTATTTCTTCTTTTTTTTGCTTTTTTGTTTTTTTTGGTCTAATAAGTTTAATTAATGTATTAATACCACCTTTATCTCCACTGTTCATACCATCTATTTCGTCCATTATTATTGCTATTTTTTTTGTTTTTTTTTGTAATAAACTCAATACATTTTTATCACTCATATTGTGTTTTGTAATTTTATCAATAATTGTTTTATTTCTTACATCACCTGCGTCATATTTAATAATATCATAATTTAATTTTTTTAATATGTTATAGACAAATACAGATTTACCTGTTCCAGGAGATCCATAAACATATATTCCTCTTTTTGTTAAAAGATTTTTTTTATTTTCTTCAAAATTAGTTAAACAATCGATTAATCTTTGTTCTGATGATTCTCTATCTAATAATAAATTTAAATTTAATTTGTCCATTTATTAGATATTAGCTTTATTTTTTTAAATACTAATTTATTTTTTTTCATATGATTTTCAATTATTAATTTACATTTAGGAGAATTAAATACAAAACAAGTTAAATATCTTAATAATTCAATCTTACGTGGAAAAATTTTATCATTATAAATTATTTTTTTATTTTTGACAAAATATGTAAATTTAATATTAATATATTTTTCAAATATAAAGTTCATATCATTTCGTAATAAAAATCTAAAATACGACTGTTTAATTTTTTCTTTTTTATTATTTTTTTCCAAATAATATTTATTAAAATAATATTTATTACATTTTGCTAAATTTTTTAAAGAAATAAAGTTAAAAATCTCTCCAACTAAAACTTCAGGAAGAAAATTTATTTCCATTTGATATAGATAATTATTTTATATCAAATTAACATAATCCCTGATTTGTAATTCCATCCCATTCTACATTACATCCTTTTGCCCAATTACATTTTGCCTTGCGTGATTTATATTCTGGTCGGTTGAAATTTATGTCTGTTTGGGGACATGTACCAAGACTTTTAACATTACTACACACTTTTTCTCCATCCACATTTATTAATTTCCAATAATCAGGGCAACCTCCAATCTCTGGAGGGAATTCCATTCCTGCTTTAGATCTTGTCATCAACACTCCAACTACTGTCATTATTAATATAAATAAAACAACTGCTATCATAAAAACTGTTTTTTGAAAAGACATATATAGTTTTAATATATAATATTTTTTTATATATTTAATATAAAATGAATGCTAATGGTAGAGTAAATATATTAGATAATATAAACAATAGTGTTTTTCAATTATACGATAAAATACCCATCAGTGAAAAAACTACTAATTATCGAAATGCTTTAACAGGTAATATGGAATCTAATTTATTATCTGATACTTTCTTTTCTTCTGGAAATATTCTTATAATACAGCACGGCATAATTGCAGGTGTATATGAAAAATCTAATGGTAAATTTCAAGTTGGTTATCAAAATCAAGATACTTTAAAAATTATTATGAGAAGTATATTTTTACAACATTCTAAAAATAGGATGGATAATATAACACAACAAGTTGAACAATTAAATAAATTAGTATTGGATTATTCTATCCCTCAAATATGTAGCGAAGCTAAGGGTTTTATAAAATATAAAAGTGATGTTAGTACTTTAGCCGTTCCTCTTTCAAGAGCAGTTTCAACATATTCTTCAAATGTATTAGAATTAAAAAATTTTTTTCCTGATAATTAGTTTAAATAAATATTATTTATTTATAATATTTATTTAAGATGGATGCTAATAAAATAAGTTTTTTTGATAATAATTTAAAAAATACATTTTCATTAAAAGAATATAACAATTATTCGAATATTTGTGTCTATGTAAAAAATATAGATTTGAAATTTATAAACTCTGTTTATGATGATTTTATAGAATATATGAAATATATTGTTAATAAATCTTTAGAAATTTCAAAAAAATTAAACAATAATCAGTTTTGTGTTCATATTTATTTAGATGGTTGCACACGTAGAAATTTTTCATTATCTTTATTTAAAAAAATTAATAAAGTATTTATGGAAGGGACTGAAGATATATTAAACACCTTGTATATATATAATAAAAATCCTGTTTGTATTAAAATTATTCAATTAGTTAAACAAGTTATGGATAAAGATACCAGAAAAAAAATTGTAATAATTAAACAATAATTTTATTTATATATATATTCTTTAATTCTTTTTCTTTTTCTTTTTGATTTTACTTTTAATTTTAGTTTTACTTCCTGATGCTCTTTCTATTCTTTCATTTTGATAATTTTTGTATTCTTTATTTAAATTATCTAATTCTTTAATCCACATTTGTTCGATTGTTGTTTTATTTATTAATTCAAGTTCAGTTTGTTTTTCTCCTTTTAATTTTAATAATTTTTCAAAATTCTCTTCTTCAACACTATCCATTGTCATTGTTCTTAGATATTTATATTCTTCATCGTCATTAATAATATCATAACCCTTTTGCTTTAACATATGAATTACTTCTTGTTTTTTCTTTTTTCTTAAAATAAGAGTAGGTGGTTCAATAATTTGTTCGTGAATAAATTTTGCTTTATTACTTATTACCTTAACCTGTTTTTCTAAAGTTTCTATCATATATTTTTTTCTTAATTCATATGTTTTATAACGAACTGGGAAATATTTATCAATAATATCATAAACAGTATTATATTTTCTTAATTTTTGATTTTCATCAAATAAATACATATTCGTAGTGGATTTTGTTGTAGTTAATCCAAATGTTTTTTCAATCATATCAATGTTATTATCTACTTTTTTAGAAATGAGATTAGGTAATACTCCCATATGTAATCTAACTGTGAAATCAATAGTTGTATCAGTACAACTATCTTTATAAGATTTTACAATTGGTTTCTTTTTCTTACCTTTACTTGTTTTATCTTCCATCAACTTTTCTAAAAATGCTTTATATGCTGTTGTCCATGTACCAATTGGCAGTTCAGTAATTTTAATTGTATCATAACTTATTGTTTCATATTTACCTTTAAATAAATATTTTTTTCCTTCATTATCTAATTTAATTATTTCACCCTTAAATCCTTCATAATATGGATTAATTTTTATAAGTTTATTGCCTTTATTTAATTTATTTTTACAATATTTAATAATGGAAAGTACATTATAACTCATTCCTTCATAACTGAAACCAGTACCAATACCTTTTCCTCCATTTACTAAAATCATAGGAATAATTGGAGCATAATATTCCGGTTCTACCTTTGTCCCATCATCATCCAAATAAGTTAAAACATCTTCATCTTCTTTTGGAAATATAAATCGCGTTAGTTTGTTTAATTTTGTAAAGATATATCTTTCACTCGCAGAATCTTTTCCTCCTTCTAATCTTGTTCCAAATTGACCCAATGGAAGCAATGTATTAATATTATTCGCACCAACATATTCTTGAGCTAATCCTACAATTGCTTTATTCAAACTCATTTCTCCATGATGATAACACGAATGCTCACTAACATAACCCGCAAATTGAGCAACTTTAATCTCATTTACTAAATTTTTCTTAAAAGCAGAAAATATAATTTTTCTCAAACTTGTTTTAAAACCATCTACTAAATTAGGAATACTTCTTTCACAATCATATTTTGAAAAGTGCATCATTTCTTTATCAATAAACTCTTCGTATAATACTTTTTTACTATCAGGATTTAATGTTGCATCTCTATCATAATTTGCTAACCAAGTTTTTCTATCATCCGCTCTACTTTTATTAAATACTTTATCAATTGCATTATCACTTTCGTCTCCATTATACTCAAACATTACTAATTTTTTTTCTTGAAAATATTCTTTAAATTCCTTAGATGTGCTTGTACCGAGACCTTTATAATATTTAATTTTCCATCCTTTTGCATCATTATTCGCATTTTTCCATTTTTGATATGCTGATTCACTATAAAATGATTTCGATCTTTTTCCCTTTGTTGCTTTTAAAATTGGTGTATTCATAAATCCAAAGAAATCTGGTAATGTTACTAAGTCGTGCCATTGTGAATGAAACATATTAATACATAATCCTTTAATATGACTACCATCTAAATCTTGGTCTGTCATAAACAATAATTTACCATATCTTAATTGCTTTAGAGCTTGTTCTTTTGTATATGTTTTTCCTGTTGTTAATCCTAAAATTTTCTTAATATTCGCAATCTCAGCATTTTGATTAATTTTATATTGTGCCGCATCTAACGTATTCATTAATTTACCTTTTAATGGAAAGACACCAAATCTATCTCTATCTTCTTTACTTAATCCTGATACAATACCTGACTTAGCTGAATCTCCCTCACACAAAATAAGAGTACATTGTGATGATTTTGTTCCTCCAGCCCAGTTGGCTCCCATATACTTTGGAATACCTCTAATATTTCTTGTTTTTCGACCATCTGACTTTTTTGCTGCCTTAGTATCTTTAATTTCATTAGAAGCAATTGCATTATCCATTACTCCCATTTTTGCTAATTTATCAATAAATTTATCACTAATTTCACATTTTGAACCAAATTTTGATTGAGGAGTATTCATACATTCCTTTGTTTGACTATCAAAACTTGGATTTTCAATTACACAATTTACAAATAACATTAATTGTTCTTTGATTGTTGCTGGTTTTACTTTTACCTTTTTCTTTTTCTCAATATATAATGTCATTTTCTTTACAATTTGATTTAAAATGTAAATTATGTGTTTCCCTCCTTTTGCTGTATTAATACCATTTACATAAGATACTTGGGTAAATTCATCTAACGGACTTAGACATGCTCCAATTTCCCATCTTTTATTTGAAGATTCAAATACCCTATCCACTGTTGTTTTGGGACCAATATAAACATCCATATATTGTTCAAATGTTTTATTAGGAACTGGCTCTTTATTAAATCTCACACGAATTGAACTATTGGTTACTACACCAATATCATATGTTCGCTTCTTGAAAAGATTAAACATGTCATCTGTTAATTTTTCAATACCAAATCTTTCATAATCTGGTAACCAAGTAACTTTTGTATATGGTTTTACGGTACTATTTTTTATTTTAGGTTCTAAAATATTTGTCAAATTATTTTCAAAACGTTGAGTATATTTCTTTTTACGAATATGATCTACGGTCTCAATTTCACCCCATTTTGAATAAATTAATACTAATTTAAATCCAAATCCATTTTTTCCTCCTACAATCTTTTTTTCATCTTTATTATAATTTGTAGATGTTCTTAAATGACCAAAAATCATCTCTGGAATCCATAAATCATTTTCTGGATGCTTTGCTACATCCACACCATTTCCATCATTCATCATAGTAATTACACCTGTTTCTTTATCTACACTAATATCAATATTTCTTACTGGAATAATTCTCTTTTCTTTATTAATAATTTTTTGCATTAATCTTACAGCATGGTCCCTACAATTTACAATACCTTCATCAAAACATTTATACAATCCACCAATAAAATCATATTCTCTGTGTTTCATATTATCGTTCTCATCCAAACACCAATTTTTTACGTTGTCTGATTCAATTGAACCGATATACGTATCAGGGGCATCTAAAATATGTTCAATATCAGTTTTTTCTTGATAAGTAAGGGCAAGCTCTTCGGAACTCGTAGACATCTCTCAATTCAATAATAAACATTATTTTATTTAAATTGTTTTCAATTTTAATTAATATGAACAATTATTCATATTAATCATATCTATATCCTAATAAATACCATACCCATTCCACCCATGTTCTCCCACCCATTTTATCATATTCTTGATTTAATCTTTCTTCCGCTTCTTTTAACAATCTTTCTAAATCTTTTACTTCTTCTTTTGCTATCCATAATTTATCATTATGGTTAAATCTTATTCTATTCATATAATTACTTTCTACTTTTTTTTTTACGTCTTTTAGTTTTTTTACGACCTCTTTTTCTTTTTGTTTTTTTACGACCTCTTTTACGAGTTTTCTTTCTTCTTCCACCCAACATTTCGGCATTTCTTAAAATTTGTTCGTCGTGTGCGTTTCTATCTCTTCTATTATAAATAGAGTTGAGATGTTGAGTCCATGTTTCTAAAGGTGGTTTTATACTATCATTGTGTGATGGCTTATGGGTTTCATCTAATTTATAATTTATGTAACTATTAATTATTCCTATACTTTCTTCATTACTTTGAATATTAGCGTATGCGTCATTTATATCTTGCCTTATATTATGTATTTTTCGCCCTATTTTTCCATTTCTCCTACCAAGTAAATCAATACTAATTTGTAGTTCATTAATTTTCTTTCCAAGATTTTTATGCTTTCCTGATCTTGTATCCTTAAAAACTCTTTGTTGCAAATTATAAATTTGTTTTTGAAGTTCATTAATTTTAATTCCAAGATTTTTATGACGAGTTCCTCCCTTTTTTCTTTTTCCTCCACCTTTTTGCATAGAAGTCTTCGCATCTTCAATCATTTGATAATATTGTTTTAATTGTTTCACCGCTCTTACCTCTGGAATAATTGACATTTAATATACAATTATAAAATATTATATATTAAATTAATTAGCGTTTTCTCTTTCTTGTTCTCTTATTTTTACGAGTTTTGGAACCAATCTTAACAGCTCCAAACTTACCCTTCTTTGTTGTGTATCCTGCTCTTCTAAGCTGAGCTAAAAGTTTCCCCTTCTTGGAACTTTTTGCTACAGAAACAATACGACCCTGTTTATTGTATTTTAAATGTTTCTTTGTAAGAGCATCTCCCTTAGGTTTCACAGCACCATATGATGTTTTATATGCTGTTCCGTTCATAACTTGTGATCTTGAACCTACTAACATTTTGTACCCCTTTTTTCCTCCAACCATTCTTTTGCTTTTTCTTGTTCTTCTAACCATTATATATTTTACCAAGAAAAAATTTGAACGCAAACTAAGATATTTATATAATTATTTTCTAAATGTTATATTTATTTTTTATCTTAGGTTGAAAATAATTCCCTTAAAATTTTTTTGGAGAGAAATTTACCTTTATCTTTATTATTCATCTAAAATAATTATATAAAATTATGCATACATCTCATAAAATTTAATGAAGGACATATAAAGTAAAGATATTGAATATTACATTTTTCACAAAGATTATCAAATACATTAAAAACTAACGGATGCTGTCTATACTTTATAAAATTCACAAAATTAGTATCGAATAAATTATTATAAAATTTATTTATTTTTTCTATTTTAAAAACATCTTCATTAGGGAGAAATTCTATAATTTCTTTTATTATTACTTCATCCAAGTTATTCATATATAATGAAATTTATAATTAATTTTCCCAATATGATAATAATATATATCCATCCTTAATATATTCATGTGGTATTACATTACTTATATATTTATAAAAATATTGTTTGCTTACTGTTAGTGGTTTATTATTATTATTTGAATATTTACAATATAATACATATGAATCATAAAGTAATATATTTTTTGTTAAATTTTTATTGAATTTATTTTGAAAAGCCTCTAAAATATCATATTGTTTTGACCACATTTTACATTTTATACCTAATATAAATTTATCATCATTTATTTTAATATCATTACAAAAATATTCTATCATATCTTTTAAATTTTCTTCACTAAAGTTTGTATCATAATTATTTAAATTCTCAAGCCATTTCAATAAAAGAGTATGCATTTCGCTTATTTCTATTTCATCATTTGCATCAAGTGTTATTTTATTTTGCCAAAATTTCTTAAATAATTTAACTTTATTAAGATACGAACTTTTAATTCCTATAAATTGCACATTGTTGTTTGGTAAAGAACTTCTTGCTATTTGTTCAAATTGACTTTTTAAAATAGTATTTGGAATATTTTTATTTTTTAAATATATTTTCCATAAAAAAAACATATCATTCATACTAATTTTACCACTCGCGTCACTTTGTTTTATCATAACATCAAAAAAATCCATTATGCATTTTTCTTTTGTATTATTTTTTAAATAAAAAATTTTACTTTTAAATTGATTATTTCTTTGTATTGCATAATTATCTGCATTGATATACCGTGTTGAATAATGAGTACATACAACTAAAATATTAAATAAATTTTCCTTTATAAAAGGTAACCAAAAAGATTTATTTCTTATGGTTTTTTTAAAATAAATTATTCGACTTTTTTCATAATCTTCACCTCGATATCTATATCTTATTGTTGAAGATAGATTTAATTTATTACCAAAATAATACTGAGAAATATTTTCAATCGTATCAAAAAAAACCTTACTTTCTATAGGAACAAAATAATGTAAATTTATTTTTTTATTTAATATATTATCTCCAATCAATGCCATAAAGTGTTTCACATCTTCCTTTGTATCAAATAATACGGGTGTAAAAAAGTTAATAATATGTTGAACTGTATAAGACTCGGGTATTGTAGGAAAAATATTTCTTTCCTTTATTTTTTTTATTATTTTATCTTTTATTTTTTGTTTAAAATCCAAAAGTATTTCTTTTGATGTTATATCAGTTAATATTCTCATCCATAAATCGTCTTCACTAATTGTTACATAATTTTCTCCATCATAAAAAATAAATATATCTGTATTCTTAATATAAAAATATTGTTTTTCCGGATTTGTTAAAAAATCATTAATATATTTATTACTTTCTTTTTGTAAAAATAAATTTTTTTTTTCTTGGTCATCAAATTTTTTTAATAATCCTGGTAGTTGTTTATTTACATAAAAATCCATTTTTTTTAATGTTTCAGGAGATGATTTATATAAATCATATAATTCGCCAACTTTGCATAAAATGCTTTCCATTTAATACATAACTAAAAATATATTTTTAAGTTATTTATAAAATATACGAAAGTTTAGTTTTCTTGTAATATATATTTATGATTTAAAACATCTTTTATAGAATATCTATTATTAGGGTTTTTTACTAACATATTACCAAGTAAATCTAACATATTTTCATCTTTATTTGAAAAATACTTTTTAATATAATCAAAATTATTATAATTTTTTATATTTTCAATATAATTATTATACTTTGTTCCAAATGCATCAAATTTTTTAAATAATATAAATAACACTATTCCTAAAGACCATATATCTGAATTGTGACAATATCTTTTGTGTAATAATATTTCAGGTGCACAATATCCTATTGTTCCAAGACATTTTTTTAATTTGTTATTTGAATTATTTATTTTTTTACAAAATGCTAAATCAATTATTTTTATTCTTATCGGTTTTGTTTTTTTGATAATTATATTTTCTGGTTTAATATCTAAATGAACATAATTATGACAAAATAAATAATCTAACCCTGTCGCTATTTCAAATATTATTTTTGATATTGTTTTTTTATCAAATAAAAAAATAGGTTTTTTTATCATCTCAAATAAATCTACACCTTCAATGTAACGATATAATAAATAAGTGTTATTTTTTGATACTATTTTATTATAAAATACTGGAAAATGAATTTCATAACTCATTAATTTTAAAAGTTTTATTTCATTATGAATATAATTTCTCTCACTTTTTTTTATTTTTTTACATGTTACATCAATAGAATTTATAGTTATTTTAAAGGTTTGTGACGATGCACCATACCCGATAATTATATCATTATAATCTTTTTCATTAAAATTACTTTTTCTCATTTTTTTTATATTTTTTTTAACTGACTTGGTAAATTCTTTTGATTTTTTTTTATTTATTTCAGCAGTTGTATTAACTACCTTATTTGACATACAACATTTAAACATTATTTTTTTATTATAATATAATCTATTTTCTTATTTTAAACGCATAAGTATTTAAAGATTTAAAAATTAAAATTATATATATGACATCACATTCTACAAAATATGTTTTAGAAATGAAAACTGTACAAATTGCACCTGTTAGAACATTGATGACCGCACTTAAGGATATTCTATTGGAAACTAATATTGTTTTTTCACAAGATTATACAGACCAAAATGGTAATCATGTTCCCGCTGGTATAAGAATTATTAATATGGATAAATCTCATACAATTCTTGCTCATTTATTTTTAGATGCATTAAAATTTGAACATTTTTACTGTAAATATCCAAAAATTATTATTGGTGTTAATATGTTTCATTTATTTAAACTAATCAATACTATCGATAATGATGATACTTTAACTATTTACATAGAAGAAAAAGATTATAGTGAAGGAATTGTTGAATATCTTGGATTAAAATTTGAAAATGGAGATATTAAACAAATGAAAATTCAAAAATTAAAGTTAATTGAACCAGATGAAGAAGAATTAGATATGCCATCGGTTAAATTTTCATCTGTTATTAATTTACCTGCTACAGATTTTCAAAAAATTATCAGGGACCTTAGTAATATTTCAGAAAGACTCGAAATTAAATCTATTGGTAGTGAATTAATATTTGCTTGTGTTGGACCTTTTGCCACCGCACAAATTAATAGAACAGAATCCGATGGTGTAACTGAATTTGTAAAAAAAACAGATGATACTGAAGTTATTCAAGGAGAATTTAGTTTGAAAAATCTCTCTTATTTCATCAAATGCACTAACTTGTGCAATAATATTGAGATGTTCCTTGAGAATGACCTACCATTGGTTGTTAAATATTCTGTTGCAAGTCTCGGCGAAATTAAATTATGTCTCGCACCATTACCTGCTAATTAAATATAAATTATAAATTATAGTTTATATTTACTTTAACATTTTTTTTTTCTACTACAACCTCGTTGATTTCTTTTTTGGCGTTTTTTTGTTTTTTTATGTTTGTAACTATCCAAATATTTCTTACGTGTTTTTCTATTAGATAAAATTCTGTATGCTTCCTTTATTCTTTTTGGAATCTTCTTTTTATTCTTTTTAATTTTTTTATAAGCCTTTTTGATTTCACCGGTTGTTGCATTACGACTCACCCCAAGTCTTTTATATAAATGATGACCTCCTTTCATATATATATATTAAATATTTAAAATTTTTTTTATTGTATTTTTATTATCATAGTAAAGTTTTCCAAAAATACTACCAAATATTCCACCTAAAATAACTTGTTGAATTGTATGACATCTAAATTTAACTCTACTATACATTATTCCTATTCCTAAACTAATAAAAAGAAATGCTCCTAATATTTTTGTTATTTGATTCATTGAAGAATTAATAATTACATTAATAGTATAAATTGAAAAAAACCATGCCGACGTAGCATGACCAGATGGCATACCATATGTATTTGATATTTCATCTTTTTTTGTTAAAAAACAACCAGTATCTTTCGCACCATTTGGTCTTTTACCTATACCTAAAATCGGATAATTTTTTGTTCCCATTAAGTTTTTAAAAATATAATTTTTTAAAAATGACGTGATAAATTTATCAACTAATGTTATCATTACTGATAACAATAGCAAATCAATATCATTTGTTAAAAAATAAGACAAAAAAGGAACTATTATAATTATTACTGGCCAAGCTCTTGCTACCCCCTCAGCATAAACTTTCATTTTATTCATTATATATATATATATGTTATAATTAATAACTTGGTTTATGTTTCTTAAACAAACATCCTCTAAAATCTAAACCTGTTATTTTTGCTATTAATTTTTGATTT